GGAAGGACTGGGCCAACTGGATTAAAAACTCCTTTGTCAGCAAGATAGCAATGGCTGTAGCAAAGTTCCTCGGTCTTGACAAGGTCATCAAAACCGCCACGTTGTCATTGAAGGCATTCCTCGCCACGGATCGGGTGAGCAAGTTTTTCAAGGCGTTCGATATAGGTCTGCTCAAGCTGGCCAGGCATCCAGCCATACAGGCGCTTATGCTTGCGTTTCAGGTATATGACATGATGCAGCGAAACGGCAAGGAACTTGCTGAACAGATAAAAGACAGGCAAGGCTCTGATGGCAAAACATACTCTCGGAACGAGCTTGACTGGGCGGAAGGCAGAGCCGGAGCTTTGGCCAATACAACCGAAGGGCGGCGCTCGGCGCTTGAAAAACTGTACGATGCNNAAGACTTTCACGATTAGCAGACAGCGATAGTTTTTTCACATCGAAAGAGGGAAAATCCATGGCCAAGGAATATCTTGACCGCCTTAACTCCGACCGCCTTTCCGGAAGCCAGCATGCGCAGGAAATGAAGGGCACCGTACGTATAGAGGTATCGGCGCCGCCTGGAACCAAAGTGGAAAGCAAACAGGAAGGCGATGGGCTCGGAATGCAGATTTACAGAGGTGTCGGAAAAGCGCTGCCGGCAGGGAGCATGATATGAGCTCGTATGACGATTTTCTCAAAAAACCAAGTTTCCGCGGCGTAGAATTCGAGGTTGAACAGGATAGCTTTACCGCTGGGCGGCGTATAGAGACGCACGAGTTTCCGGGCGGCGAGAAGCCTGCAAGCGAGGATCTAGGCAAGGCAGCGCGGAAGTTCACATTGCGCGCCTTTGTGATCGGGCAGGACTGGCAGAAAAAGCGCGATGCGCTTATATCCGCGCTTGAAAAAAAAGGCGCTGGCGAGCTGGTGACGCCGTCGGGGCGCTCATATATGGTCATGGCCGAACCGGCGGAGGTGACCGAGGATCTCGCTCTCTTTCGCGCAACCTTCGACCTTTCGTTNNCGCCTATGCCGACCTTGCGACCAAAGTGTCAGAAGCGGCGGACGCCCTAGATGCTGCCAACGAAGAGGAGTTTGGACAGAGGTTCAGGTTGCCGGCACTTGCCAAAGCCGCGCGCGCTGTGGCGGATATGGCTAAAAACTTCTGCGGCGCGATAAAGGCCGTAATAGCGGAGGGGCAAGCCTACATTAACGAGATTCAAGATGCTGTAAACACCACTCTCACCGCCGTGGACGAGGTGGTGTCGGTAGCTGTAGCACTTGACGACCTCGCCAATTCGGTGCAGGCTTTGCTTGCCACGCCGGATAGGTTCGCCGCGCGTATAAAGGCGGCGGGCGATATACTTGCAAACATCCTGCCGGGCACTAACAAATCATGCAACTCAGTTCTGAATGCTGGAAATGACGGCGTGGATTTGGATAAGGTCGACGNNCGCGTGCTTGTGAACGTAGAATTCGAACGCGCGCGCGATGCCCGCGAACTTTTAGAGAGGTTCTTTGTCGTCGCCGACGATATAATTGAAAGTGAGTTCCCTATGTCGCCAGAATTCACAAGCGCGGTATCAAATCTGGCCGCAGAGGTTGCAGGATATATCAATGCTATGGTCGAGTCCGCTCCGGAGGAATCCACCGTGACCCTTCAAGCTTCCAAGCCAGCTCGCGTGCTTGCATGGGAGCTTTATGGCAACCCCTCCCGCGCGGCCGAGATATGCGCGGCAAACTATATAAGACACCCGGGATTCCTCCCGACCGGCCGTGCGCTCGGGGTACTGACGAAATGATAGAATCCGATCACATAGCAAGTTTTGAGATGACCGATATCCGGCTGAAGGTCAGGGGTAAGAATTATTCGTTCTGCAAGGCGTTCGACGTAACGCTCGAGCTTGGAGCGTTCTGCCGCACCGCCGATATCACGGTCGCGGACGTGTATCGCAAGCTCGCGCAGGAGATACGCCGCGGCGACCCGTGTACGGTCGAATGCGATAACGTCAAAGTCCTTACAGGGTGGGTTACCGATATCGACGCGGGGTACGAAAGCAAGTCCCACGACATAACTATTTCCGTCGCATCTAAGACATGCGACATAGTCGATTGTTCCTGCGTGCTCGGCAAGGCACAGCTTGACGGCATGAGCGCCAAGGAAATAATCGAAAGAATTTGCGCGCCGTTCAAGATAAAAGTCATATGGAACGCACCGGATTTCCCCGCGCCGGACTTCAACCTTACCATGGGCGACAAGTGTGGCGAAATCATAGAGCGGATATGCAAGAAACGCCACCTTACCTATACGGACGATGCTGATGGGAACTTAATTATTACCGACTTGACGCAGACCACGCCTGCCGCGACTCTATACAATCCTCCTTCGTCCAAGGACGGGGCGGTCAACATACTTTCCGGAAAAGCGCACTACGGTAGCCGTGACCGATATTCAGAATATGTTGTTGTGTCGCAGGTAGAACCATCGGATAAAGACGAGGACGGAAAGGTAGCCTTCGAACAGCAGGGAAGTGCCATCGACGAGGCCGTAACGCGGTATCGCCCGCTGATCATTGTATCCGGCGACGNNGCTGGTTTGGATGCCCGGCAGCTTCGTGAACGTCGAGGACGAGTTTGGCGGAGTGGAAAGCAACCTTGTCATAAAGGCCGCAAACCTCTCTATTTCGCACGAGTCCGGCCGGAAATCAAAGCTGACGCTGGCGCCGCCGCAGGAATTTATACTTGGCTATACTGGCAAGAAAGGCAAAAAGAGGTCCGAAAGATGGTATGACGAGGACGACTACAAGAAGTGGGTAGCAGAAGGGGGATTGAAAAAATGAGCGGAGCAACGGCACTCTCCCGGATGTTTTCCCCCTTCGCGGCCAGAATAACCGGCATGGTCGCCCGCGCTGTGCTTTCAGCCGTAAAAGACGACCAGAAGCTGCAGAAGTTGGCGGTCGAGGCGTTGGCTGGGTATCCTCTTGACGGGATTGAAAGCTTTGGGCTTTACGGCGTGTGCGGTGTCCCGCCCGTCGGCACAGATATCATACTCATCAATAAGGGAGGAAAGTGGCTCGCCGTCGCGCAAGGCGACCGGAAATTCCGGCCGAAAGGCTGGAAACAGGGGGATTCCGGCCTTTACGACGACAAACAGCAGAAAGTCCATCTGTCAGGAAATGGCATAGCTCTTGAAGACAAGAACGGTAATAAAGCGACTATGGATTCCGCTGGCATTACCCTTGAGACTAAAGGCGGAACCAAATGCGAAATCACTAATGCGGGATTCAAGTTCACGAATGGCGTCGCGGACTTCTCCGGATGCGTCGAGTTGATACTTCCGGCCTCGTCGACCGCGCAGTTCACAAAATATCCGAACGATTTCTTCACCGGTACGCCGATACAGGCGAAGTCTACTACGGGGGCATAATGGCGATAAATGCGCACGACTTAGGTCAAGCCATGCTCGCCGCTGCCGCTGGAGGAAGCGCCTCTCTTTCTGCGGCAATGAAGGCGTACATCTCTAGCAACGGAAGCCCCGTCGCGCCTGCGCTTTCCTTCTCGTTAGCTCCATGCGCCGGCGCCGGGTGGGAGGCACTGAAGCTGCTTGCCCCGCCGAACGCAGGAATAGGTGAATCTATCATNNACTTGGAACGCAGGGGCCTCTGTCAAAGGATTAAATCCGAGCTCTAGCGCGAACGACGCATGGGATAAAATCGGCGCGGCGATAAAGGACTATATCTCGCCGACCATTGTATAAAGTGTTCCAACGCTACCCACCCGCCCGCGATAATGGGCGCAAGGAGAATAATACTCTTGGCAAGGGATATAGCGCTCAGATACGACGATGAAGACGACCTCAATGTTTCTGCTGCGGGCGGAGATCTTCAGTTGGGGGATTCCCTTGAAAATGAAATAATCATCAGTCTTTTCACGTGGGGTCAGGAAAACGCGGACGATGAGCGGCCAGACGGGGCCGAGCGTGGAGGATACTGGGGCGACGGCGAGCCGTCAAGCCCGAATGCCGCGCCGGAAGCCATAGGTTCGCGCCTCTGGCTCTTGGATGGAACGCTTACCAAGCAGAATATCAAGTCTGCGGTCGATATGGTAAAGGAGGCCCTTGACTGGATGTCCGAAGACGAAAGGATATCCGACTGGTCGGTCGAATCCAAACGTAGCGGGCTGGAGGAGCTAGATATTCTTATCAATGTCAGCCTTACCAAGGGCGGAAGTCGGCAGTTCAGCTTCTATAAGCTGCAGCGTCAGGCGGGGGATAAATAATGGCGTTCGCAACACCCACATTCGCCGAACTTCTGAACCGCGCAGGAACTACGATAAACACCTATGTAAGCGGGGCGCGGGCATTCGCCGCGCGTTCCGTATTCAATGNNGCGGGTCTTATCCGGCGCGCGGACGACTATGGGTTCCGCCCTAAGGATCCAAGCTTCGCACAAGGTATAGTGATATTTACTGGCTCTGCAGGGGCGTTCATTCCCGCTGGTACCGAGTTGAAGCTCGCCTCTGGCGCCCTGTATAGAACCACGCATGTCGCGTCTATACCTGCGGCACTAGCGGTCGATGTGTCCGTCAAGGCGGCATCAACCGGCAGTT